CGAATGCTGTAGCTGTATCTGGTGGTACAGGTACTGGTGCTACATTTAACTTAACTTTCTCAGGTGGTGTTGCTACTGCAGCAGCACTTGAAGCTAATGGTGGTAACTACTCAGTAGGTGATGTACTTACTGTACTAGGTGGTACTTATACAACCCCTGCTACTATAACAGTTAATAGTCTTTACAATACGTTTATTGACTTACCTATGAATCTTATCTCTCAACAAGAGTATAACATCTTAGGTAGTAAATCTTCACAAGGTACTACAAACTCAGTGTTCTATAAAGCATGGAGAGACTATGGTGAAGTTAAGGTGTTCTTAACTCCTAATGCTAATACCTCTGAGTACTATGAATTACATTTGACAGTGCAACGTCCTATCATGGATATCACTAAACCTAATGAAAACTTTGACTTTCCTAGTGAATGGTTCTTAGCTCTTAAATGGGCATTAGTAGCAGAGCTTGCTTCTGACTATGAAAAGACTTTAACTGATAAACAATATTATGAACAAAAAGCTACAATGCTTAAGAATGAACTAATGGATTGGGATATTGAGTGGACGTCTACTTATTTCCAACCAGATGTACGTGGTGGTTTTAACAGAGACTTTCATTAATGCCTATAGTTAATGTTTCGTTAACAACACCTATAAAACAACGTACTAATAGCATCAGCAAAGATGCTAAGATGGTTAATTGTTTTAAAGAAACCATGGCTGATGGTAGAACTTTAGCTATTAAACGACCAGGTAAAGCTTCTTATCCAATTAGCCCTGAACTACCTATAGATGGTAATGGCCTTTGGACATTTAATAATAATTTATATGCAGCAGCAGGTACTGGTTTATATCGTATTACTGGAGGTACTTCAGTTAATGTAAACACAGGTATGAGTGGGCAAAACGTTAGTTGGGTTAATACACTAGCTACAATAGCACCTCACCCTTATATGGTCTTTCATGATCAAGTAACAGGGTACTCAATGAATTCTACAGGGACTGTTGTTGTAATAAATAAACAAGTTGCAGGAGTTACTTTAGTTAGTGGTGGTACTGGCTATACAGCTACTACAGGTACCTTTACAGTTACAGGATCTATTAGTGGTTCTGGTGCTAGTGGTACTTATATTTCTGATGGTACTACAGTAACAAGTGTAACTTTAACTTCTAATGGTTCTAACTATGCAGGAACTTTAGCTGTTGTGTTTGATGTAGGGGGGACTGCTGTAGCTACTCCTTATTTAAATTCATTTCCTACAAACCCTGTTCCAGGTTTAGTATACCTTGATGGTTATGTATTTGCTATGGACCCTCAAGGTCAAATATATCAATCTGATAATGAAAACCCAAATATATGGGGACCTTTAAACTATACTTCAGCAGTATCTGAAGCAGATAAAGGTAAAGCCCTTGCTAGACATCTTAACTATGTTATAGCTTTTAAAGAATGGACAGCTGACTTTTTTTATGATGCTGGTACTGCTGCAGGCTCAGTGTTAAGTATTAACCAGTCTGCCCATTTAGAAATAGGTTGTGCTGATGGTAACTCAATACAAAATCCAGAACAGTCTTTAATTTGGATGGGTACTGTAGTTGAAGGCGGTAGGGGTATTTACATGCTAGAAGGATTGTCTCCTCAAAGAGTATCTACTAAAGCAGTTGAGAACTTTCTAAACGCTAGTGACTTATCAGGGACATACTCTTGGTTATATAAAATTGCTGGTCATACTTTATATGGACTTGTATTAACAGATCAAAATGTTACACTTGTATATGATATAGGTGAAAAAGAATGGCACTTTTGGACTACAAGTAAAGACTATATTGGAGGTGGTGAGAATTACTTTGAATGTTCTTTTGTAGTTCAATTTCCATTTAATACTAATAACTTTTATGTATTAGATGCTGTTAATGGTTTAGTATTTACACTAAGTCCTACTAACTATGTAGACCCTTTTGGTCCTATTAGAATGCGTATAGTAACAGATCGTATGGATTTTGATACATACTCTTTTAAAACAGGTTATGGTTTAACAATCTTTGGTGATAACATTAAAGATGTTATGCAAGTTAGACATAGTGAAGATGATTACTCTACTTGGTCTCAGTATAGAAACATTGATTTAAACTTACAAAAACCTTGTTTATATCAACTTGGTAGATTTAGACGTAGAGCGTATGAGTATCTTTATACAGGAAATAACCCACTACGTTTAGAGAAAGTAGAATTTAATATTAATGGTAGATTGGATTTAAAACAAGAATAGTTTATGCAAGTATCTATTGTAGACACAAAAGATGTTGAACGGGTTTGGCCTCATATAGAAGGTTACATGAAAAGAGCAGCTAAATATACTTATGGTAGATTTGAAGCTGAAGATATTAAAGAAGGATTATTAAAGCAACCTCAACAACTTTGGATTGCTTTTGATGACAAAAAGATTTATGGTGCTGTAGTTACTGAAGTATATAAGTACCCTAGAATGACAGCTTTAACTGTACACTTTTTAGCAGGGATTCAATTTGAAACATGGAAAGAACCTATGCTTAGATTAGTGCAACAGTTTGGTAAAGATAATGGTTGTAAATTAATTGATAGTTACGGACGTCCTGGTTGGGAAAGAGTCTGGGCTAATTATGGTTATACTAAACGTTTTATATTTTATGAATTACCCCTGGAGAACTAAATATGTTTAATAGTAAAATAGGTATAGGTGTTTTAAAACATCCTGGATACAATAAAGGTAAAGGTGGTGGAGGTTCATCTTCCTCTACTTCTACACCTGTGGACTTCTTTGGTGCTGGAGCAAGAGCTCCGTATGAAGAAGCCCTTAGTAACTTACTCTTAGGGGGAGGACCTTCTCTTGATTATGTTAAGAGTCAACCAGGATTTATGCTAGGTAGTGAAATGGGTCAAGAGGGCCTTCAAAGGAAGTTTGCTTCTACAGGGGTAGGTCCTAATGGTTATGAAAACTTAGCTATTAATAACTTTCAAAATGCGTATGCTGGTGACTACCTTCAAAGACAAGTTGCTAATCTTGTATCAGCTTCTGGTGCTGGTTTGGTAGCAAACTCAAGCACTTCAAATTCGTCCGGACCCAGCCAAATACCTGGTATGCTTGGTACAATTGGTGGCGCTATTATTTCATCAATTTTCTAGACTACTTATTTAACTAAGGAATATAATTATGGCTTCATTTGGAGAAGGTTTTGCATCAGGCATGCAGCTTGGTAAAATGTTTAGAGAAAGACAGTTTGAAAGGTCTATTGATGACGCAGGTAAATCTGTATCAGAAGAAATTAAAAAAGAAAAAGAATTTAGAGACCAACAAAAACGACTTGCTGAGAACTCTAAAACTCTTGATACAGTAGCTACAGAACCAGTAAATCCTAGTGTTTATCAACAAGCAGATTCTTTAGGACTTAGAGGTTATCAAACAGGAAATAAACCTATAGAAACTACGGTGCCTACAGCACCTCCTGGTTATATGTCTAGAGATGATAACACTTCTGAAAATGATTTATCTCCTGGTGGTTTAGACTATCCATCTGCTAACCCTGCTACAACTCAAACTTTACTAGGTAACTACGGTACTACTGCTGCTTTTAAAGGTGAAAAACCTACATTAGAAGACACTCGTATGATGCAGAAAGATCTACAAAGACCTTTTAATGGTCCTCAAGATAATAATGTATTAGACTTGGCTCAAATTAAACCAGAAACACCTGCTCAAGAAATTGCTAAACCTAAAATATTAGATACTTTAAATGAGCATGTTACTTCAGCAGATAGAGCTAAAGAAGCTTATGATTATAATACTCGTGTTATTCAAAAGCTTCAACAAAGTGGTAATGCTAGAGCAGCCCTAGAGTATGGTAGTAAAGTTGCTACTTCAGAACTTACACTAGCTCAAGCTGATCATTCAAAGTTTACCACAATGGCTGCCTTATCTAAAAAAGTAGGTGACATGGCTAGTAATGCTTTAGAAACAATGCAAGAACCAGGTGCTGATATCAATAAGATTTTCTATGATACTATGGCTAGTGCCAAGAATGATTTAGGTTATACTGGTAAAATTCCTTTTAGTATGGATCCTAGAGAGAACATTAAGACATTACAAATGTTACAAAAGAATTCTCTTACTGTAGCAGAAAAAGCTGAGTTTGGTATTAAACAAGCTGTTGCTTCTCAAAAGTCTGTAATGGATAATGCAGAACTTAAAATTAAAGAAGAGAAATTAAATCTTGATAAAATTAATACTGGTTTAGCTATGAATAAAGAAACTCGTGAGTCAGCTACAGCAAGCTTTAACCGTTTAGCTGAGAACGTTAAACTACAGTTCCAAGCTCTTAATAGTATTAACTCTGTAATGGATGAAGACTATAAGAAGGCTTTAAAACCTAGCTATGATTCTAACTTAAAAGCTCTTCAAGGTTATGCTAAAGCTTTAAATGTCCCAATGCCTAACATTGCAGTTGGTACTCCAGGTAATCCTTTTGCTACTGCTAAAACACAACCTAATGACCCTAAAATACAAGGTATAGCTAATCCTACACCTAATACACAGCCAGTGAATAATGCATTCCCTGCTGATGTATTACAAGATGCTGGTGTTGCTAGTGAGGCTGGTGGTTATGTACCACCTACACCTAAGACTTCTGCTCAAACAGCACAAGAAGCTAAAACTCGTGCTGCTACTAAAGAGAACATTAAAGCTCAAATTGAAGCATTAAAAGAGTCTACTAGATCTGCCCCTGTAAGAGGTACTATGGCTACAGT